TACAGATATTGATGCCGCAACAATTGAAGACTACAAATCAAAATTTACTGTTAGCTCTTACAAAGAAGATCTTACACAATACTTCCCACTACTATTCAAAGTAATGCAGGAAACATCGACAGTTGATCTAGAAGATTATGTAGGCGAAGGTCGCGGCGGATATGATCCAGAACAGTCAGACGGTGGCGGTGCTGGCGCAGGCGATATTACAACCGAGTCATGCACCTGTGATGATAACGAAGATGAGTGCCCAGTACATGGCGAAAAGGACGTTAAAGAATTTACAGAGTTTGAAGAATGGACTGCCGAAATTGCAGAAGGTCCTAAACCTAGCGAAGTTCCTACATATCAGCGCGACAAACAAGGCAAGCCAAGATTAACGCTAAAAGATTTAGAAGATGAAGAGTCTAATGGTAAGATCAGTCATCCTAAAACACTAGCCAAGAACAGCGGCCGTGATGTTAAGGAAGGCACAACACCGGGACTGCAACCCGACGGCAAATATTATAATAAAGCCGGTAGATTGATAGGTACTTGGGATGGGCAAACACTTACTATAGACCCTGCCGCAAAAAAATACTGGATTGATGAGTTTGGCGAAGAAGAAGCTGATGGCATAGCGAGCAGATGGCAACAACAACTGGAAAAAGCCCATGCTCCATCTGAAGATGAGATCAAATATTATGCAAACGAATTAGAAAAATCCGATCTTCAAGCCAATCGGCCCAAACAAAGTCGTCAACAGTATTATGACTTAGCAGTACAAATGCTAAAAAAACAAAAAGGTCAACAAGGATTAGCAGAAGGCGGGTACTATTTAAGTGCGGAAGATTTACCAGATTGGACACGTGATGCTTTAAATCGTGTTTCAAAAGGTGAAGTTAAAGATTGGCCAGAACTGTACGGCGAATTATCAAACTTTATCGATGATGAAAAGAAAGCTGAACTTATTGCTAAACGTGTTTGGCAAAAAGGTGGCGGCGAAGATACTATGGCCCAACATCGTATGCCAGGCGCAGACATGACTGGAGAAATTCCAGGAGCAGGTAGTGAAGAAGACGATGATAACTCCTTCTTAAATAAATTACGCTCACAAGCCAAAGGCGGATCAATCAAACCAGGTGTAGATACCGGCGGCGTTGAAATGGAAGATATGGATCAGGGTGCGTTACCAAAAGATGCAATGACTGAAATTGCTCGTATTGTTATGACCAGCATCAATCGAGGTGTTGATCCGGAATTAGTCGGTACAGTACCGCGTGGTGATGAGGCTATCAAGATCGAAGTTACTAAAAAGTATGGCGAAAAAGCAGGCGAACTAGCAGAGCAATTACTTCAAATTAAAAAAGAAGAAATTAAACGTGAGTTTGAAAGTCGCCAGCAAATGGAATCTATGCGCAGACTTGCAGGCCTACCTCCGCTAACTGAAGCTGAAAAGAAAACAATGAGCCGTGCGGCCAAAGGTTGGGCGAAGTTCGGTGATGGAATGATAGAATTATCAAAGGCCGCAAAAAAAGGCGCCAGCGAAAAGAAGATGGATGCTATCCGTAAAAAACATAACAAGTATGACGAAGCTAGAAAAGGTACTGGCGATGTAGGTAAACCAAATACTGGTAAGAACAAAGGTTTTGCCGGAGTTGTTGCCAACGCTAAGAAATCTGGTTATTCCGACGAAGTTGCTAAAAAGATAGCAGGCAAAGTCAAAAAAGATATTATGGCAAAAAAATAATCGTATTTTAGCAACCATAGAGGTTGCAATGATAAATAAAAGTGCGTACAATAACATGTATGCACTTTTTCTTTTATAGTCAGTAGGCTTTAAAAGAGAGGCAAATAAAGGCATAATAAAATTTAATTAAGGAGAAACATTATGGCATCTTTAGCAGAAATTCGTGCGAAACTTCAAGAATCACAAAATCGTCAAGGTGGGCAATCCACCGGTGGTGGCGACAACGCAATTTATCCCCATTGGAATATTCCAGAGAACTCAGAAGCAACTGTTCGTTTCTTACCAGACGGTAACGGCGACAACACTTTCTTTTGGGTAGAACGTGCAATGATCAAATTGCCGTTTGCAGGCGTAAAGGGCGAAACATCAAGCAAGCCTGTTCAAGTACAAGTTCCTTGTATGGAAATGTGGGGCGAGACTTGTCCAATCCTAACTGAGGTACGTCCTTGGTTTAAAGATCCTAGCTTAGAAACTATGGGTCGTAAGTATTGGAAAAAGCGTTCATACTTGTTCCAAGGCTTTGTAGTTGACAGTCCTCTTAAAGAAGACAAAACTCCAGAGAATCCAATCCGTAGATTTATCATTGGTAGCCAAATCTTTAACATTGTTAAGGCCGCCCTAATGGATCCAGATATGGAAGACTTGCCAACAGATTATCTACGTGGCGTAGATTTCCGTGTTGCTAAAACAAGCAAAGGCGGATATGCTGACTATTCAACATCTAAGTATGCTCGTCGTGAACGTGCTTTGAGCGATGAAGAACAAGCCGCAATCAAACAACATGGTTTATTCAACCTCAAAGACTTCTTGCCTAAGAAGCCAGGCGATGTTGAACTCAAAGTCATCAAAGAAATGTTTGAAGCATCAGTAGATGGTGAAGCATTTGACATGGAACGTTGGGGCCAATACTACAAGCCAGCAGGTATGGGCGGTAGTGGATCTGCAACAGGTTCTACAACTGCTAAGGCACCAGTAGCGTCAACCGTGGATGAAGATGATGTCCCTTTTGAGAGTGCGGCATCAGCACCCGCAGTTAAAGTTGCTGAAGAGGCTCCTGTGGCAGAGAAAACTGCACCAGCGTCGAGCGGCAGTGAAGCAAGTGCAAGAGCGCAAGACATTCTTGCAATGATTCGTAACCGTCAAAAATAATTTAGGAGATAGACTATGGGAAAAGCCTTCGATATTTCGAAGTTCCGTAAGTCTATCACTAAGTCGATCGACGGCTTAGGTATAGGCTTCAATGATCCAACAGATTGGATCTCAACGGGCAATTACGCACTCAACTACCTTATTTCTGGTGACTTCTTTAAAGGAGTTCCACTGGGCAAAGTAACGGTATTTGCGGGCGAATCAGGAGCAGGTAAATCGTATATCTGTTCAGGTAACATTATTAAAGCCGCACAAGAACAAGGCATTTACGTTGTATTAATTGATAGCGAAAATGCGTTGGACAAGCAGTGGTTGTTAGACTTAGGTGTTGATATTAGCGATGAAAAGTTGCTAAAACTTAACATGGCCATGATCGATGACGTAGCTAAAACTATTTCAGAGTTTATGAAAGAATATAAAACAATGCCTGAAGACGAACGTCCTAAGGTTATGTTTGTTATTGACTCGCTAGGTATGTTGCTTACTCCAACAGACGTTAATCAGTTTGAAGCAGGTGAAATGAAAGGTGATATGGGCCGTAAACCTAAAGCACTTACAAGTCTTGTTCGTAACTGTGTTAATATGTTTGGTAGCTACAATGTAGGTATGGTTTGTACAAATCATACATACGCAAGTCAGGATATGTTTGATCCAGATGATAAAATCAGTGGTGGTCAAGGTTTCGTTTACGCATCAAGTATTGTTGTTGCTATGAAGAAACTTAAACTGAAAACTGACGCAGATGGTAACAAAGTATCTGACGTATTAGGTATCCGTTCAGCATGTAAGATCATGAAAACACGTTACGCTAAACCTTTCGAAAGTGTTCAAGTTGAGATTCCATATTCAACTGGTATGAGCCCTACAAGCGGTTTGGTTGACATGTTCGAGAAAATGGGTGTATTATCTAAAGTCGGGAATAAATTAGCATACACCAGCAAAGAAACTGGTGAGATTGTTGCAGAGTTCCGTAAGAATTGGACTGAAGATAAACTACACGTTATCATGAACGAGTGGGATGCCAAGGCGGCAGAATCTTTAACTACAACAGATAATATTACTGAGGAAGATGAAGCAAATGGATGAAAATCTAATCATAACAGTTTGGGATTTGTTTCGTGAATACATTCCTGAGAAAAATAAAGACATGGCCGCAAACCAATATGTCGATTTTTTGTTAGGCAATGATATTAGCGCAGATACGTTATCCGGTTATACAGGCTACGATCCCCACCTAGATGACGCTATTAAATTAGTAGTCGAAGAAGAAGGTGTGGATGATGACGAGCCATATGACGAAGATAATATGGGCTACGAAGACGAGGAATATTAATGTGGTACAGTAAGGTTAGTCGAGATATTTCTCACTTGCCCGATTGTATTGAGTATTTTTATTCTCAATTAGACGAGGCCAGGAAGGAAGTTAAGGTATATGGAAATCTTGAGAAATCCAGCGCCGCACTTCCTGGTATCGTTGAACAACGTTTCAACCAGCTTCAAGAAATTGAAGCTGTGTTGGAATATCTTAACATAGAACTTAGACGCACTAGATCAAAGGCGTTTAAGAAGTATCTCGAAAATTATCAACGTGCTCTAAGCTCACGCGATTGTGAGAAATATGTTGACGGTGAGGCCGACGTAGTTGACCTAGAAAAGATTATCAACGAATTTGCATTGTTGCGTAATCAATGGTTAGGAATTATTAAGGGCCTTGATATTAAACAATGGCAGGTTTCTAACATAATCAAACTTAGAACTGCCGGAATGGAAGATGTGCATATCTAATGTATACCGAAGATTTGATTTTGCGTCTTGCTGGGGTGGGCAAGTATATATTTGAACCGGATATTCTCGATCTCGGCAATAGCTGGGAACTGAACTTTGTAAACTCAGTTGCTACTCAGATCGAATCGGGTAATGCGTTGACTGAGAAACAAGCACCTCTTGTTATTAAAATCTTAAAAAAATATCAAACTAGTTTAGAAATATATTTTCAACAAAAAATAGATCTAGACAACCCAGTTTTCAAAACATCTTTTAGAAAAATCAGCAACGAAAAGTCTATCAAAATAGAAAATATTGATGGCGAGAAAAAAATCGTTGTAAGATTTCCTTATGACGAGAAATTAATTAAATCATTCCACGGTTATATTTCCGGCACTAGTTGGAAAAGTTTTATGTACGGAAATCCATTAAAGGCGCATATAGCCGAATGGAACTCAACATACAAAGCATGGATATTTGGCCTGCGTGAAGATAACATTCTTTGGTTACACACAAATTTAGTTGAGCAAGGATTTGTTACTGATAATGAGTTTAATACTTTCTTAAACGAAATAAATCAAACACTTGATAATATGTTTGAGTTTGCACCGTATGTTACCAAGCAAGACGGAAAGTATTGTTTAAAAAATGTTTCAAAACATATCAATATTAACGAAACCGATAACTTAATTGAGTATCTACTATTGGCAAAGAATGCCGGTATTACAGCGTGGGATGAAGGCATTGATCAAGAAATAGCCTCAATGGATTTAGATCCAGTTACGCAGGCTAATATCAATACTGTGGAGCCGTTGTTTGTTGACTGCACTCTTTATGATGTAGAACAATTTGAAAATCTAGTTAAGTTTGGCGGCCCAACTTTGATTATTGTTCCAGGCGGGATTGAAGGAAATCATACTAGACGCTGGCACGAGTCTGCACTAAAATGGGGAATTGATAATTCCGATATGACTGTGCTATTCCGTATGCCTAATGAAAGCCACGGAACTTTTAACGCATATATCAAAGAGCATCAGTTAAACAACGAAGTGCATGAAAATACCAAAGTAGTTTTTGTCAGCACAAAAATACCAAAGCCCTTGATAAAATCAGGACTGAAATTTAATACGGTTATTAATCTAGGATACTATAAAGATTTGCATTATTCTATGAGTGTGCTCTTGCAATCTACCCCCAATATAGTGTATTATAACAATAAGCATCCACATGGAGTCAATGTTTGGCCACAACAAAATTAATAATAAAAGATGAGATTAATGTTAAGTTTGAAAATCTTGATTTAGATACTCGTAAAGAGTTAGTCAAGAAATTCAAATACTTTGATCCTTCTGCGAAATTTATGCCGGCATATAAGCTAGGGCGCTGGGACGGCTGTACTCCTTTCTTTGGGCTAGGCGGCACTACCTATGTTAGTCTGCTAGATCGAATACTGCCGTTGCTAGACCAATGGGGTTACTATATCGAAGTTGAGGACCAGCGGCAACATAAAGAATTATCTTTCGAAAAGGTAACAGAAGAATTTTGGGGCGATCAATGTTGGCCAGAAGGACACAGATTTGCCGGCGAACCGATTAGACTACGTGACGATCAAGTTGAAGTAGTTAATAACTTTTTAGCCAATCCACAGGCATTACAAGAAGTAGCAACTGGCGCAGGTAAGACCATCATGACTGCTACACTTGCTAAGATTTGTGAAAAGTATGGACGCACAATAACAATCGTTCCAAATAAAGATCTTGTGTTACAAACAGAAGAAGACTTCCGCAACGTTGGTTTAGACGTTGGCGTATATTTCGGCGACAGGAAAGAACTAGGAAAAACACACACTATTTGTACTTGGCAAAGCCTTAATGTGTTAGACAAAAAATCACACGATCCTAACACACTTACTCTTGCAGAATTTATTGAAGGTGTCAGTGCTATTGTAGTTGACGAAGTACATCAAGCCAAAGCAGAAGTATTAAAGAAACTGCTCACTGTTAATTTTGCAAATGCACCGATCCGTTGGGGACTAACAGGAACAGTACCCAAAGATGATCTAAGTTTTGAAAGCATCAAGTGTTCGCTAGGCGACGTTATCCATCGTGTGTCTGCTTACGATCTACAACAAAAAGGCATCCTAGCAGAATGTCATGTAAAGATTGTACAAACCCAAGAATGGAAAGAATTTGAAAGTTATCCTGCAGAATTAAAATATCTTGTCACAGACAGCACTCGAATGGAATGGGTGTCGAAACTAGTAAAAACAATCGCAGAAAGCGGTAACACGCTAATACTAGTTGATAGAATTGAAACTGGTAATTTTATTATAAACGAAATACCGGACTCTGTTTTTATCAGCGGAAAAATTAAATCAAAAGATCGTAAGGAGCAATATCGTGAAGTTGCGACAGCAGATGATAAAATTATTGTTGCGACCTATGGTGTCGCGGCTGTTGGTATTAATATACCTCGTATCTTTAACTTGGTACTTCTGGAGCCTGGCAAATCGTTTGTCAGAGTTATTCAATCAATAGGCCGCGGTGTCCGTAAAGCCGACGACAAGGACTTTGTACAAATATGGGATATAACTGCTAGTTCAAAATACGCCAAACGCCATCTTACTGAGCGTAAACGGTTTTATAAAGATGCAAGATATCCATTCGCAATTGAAAAGGTAAAATACTAAAATGCAAATATTAACATTAGATAATACGACATTCTATCTGAATGATCTGCCCAACGAAATTGATGAGGATTTTCGTTATTCTGTTTTAGATAACAGTGATAATCAAAATCCTGATCATTTCTTCTTACCATTGATCTTTTTAGAAAGTTTTACTGGTCCTGCGGCCGTTCTTAAGATCGGACCTTACGAACTTACTATGCCACTAGACTGGTGTACGATTGTTGGCGATCCAACTGGTCCCGAAATGGAAGTGTTACCTTTAACAAGTTTAAATGATCGCGGATTTAGGACTTTTTGTTTTAATCCATT